AATCGATTTAATGGTAATCGTAATGGAAAATATAATTATAATCCGTTACCATTAAGAGTTAATGGAGATGATTGCCTCTTTAGAGGTTTGAAGTCTCGATCTAATCGATTTGAAGAAGGTGACTACACACAATCTATAACACAAGTTTGGACTACAATAGCTGCTTTCGGAGGTTTAACACCTTCCGTTGGTAAGTCTTATGTAAGTAGTCTAGAATGTGAACCCTGTTTTGCAGTTATTAACTCATGTACTTATTATTTAGATAAGCAAAAAGGGATCTGGGAACGAGTCAAATATATTAATATGGGAATCGTTTACGGGCAACCTAAAGTGGGCTCTCGAGAGAATCTGTCATTCAATGATTTAGGTACTTTGCATCGAGAACTTAAGGAAACAACCCCAGAAGATTGTTGGGAACTAGCATCGGCTATGTTCATTAAGAGAAACAGAAATGTTCTCAATAAATATCCTGATATACCCTGGAATATGCCTACTTGGCTCGGGGGTCCGGGTTTAATACCTGAAAGTGAAACACACAATGATTATTTCGATAGGAAATGTGCGGCTTTCATGCGTATTGAGCTGTTGAAATTACGACCTAGGCGATTAGAATATGCCGTCGAATTAGACAACTTTGTCAAGAAAGAACTTAATTTAGATAAAATACATTATAGAGGGGCAAGACCCCTATTAAGTGCTGAAGAAGTGGATATTTTCACTGATATTCTTGATGAACAGGATTTAAAGGATAACTCGGAGCAACTTTATGCTTCGATGTGTATCGAAACAGTTCTAACAAAACCTATAGAAGACTTTACAACAGTTTGTTTTGAAGGACTATCAGACCGCAATACTTATAAAGACCATTTAATAAATATACATAATAATAATATATGGCGTAGGGCGGCTCGGTATGCAAAAGAAGTACAATATAATTACATATTACCGATAGAGAAAGAAGATGTTCAACCTTTAAAGATTGACTCTTACTTTCCAGTTGTTGTTTATTAGCTATATACAACAGCCATTTAATGGCATCTATTCTATGATCACTAGCAATATCTAATGAAACCTAATCTAAATAAAATGGAGAACACGAAAGTCTCCATCAGGATTTATGTACATATATATATATATATTAGATAGATGTAGAAGCTCCTCGTTAGGGAGTTAAGGT